GCTGAAGATATATAAAATATGCTAAACGGTTACGTATTATACATTTCTAAATGTCTTTAAACAAAGATTTTTGGAATTTCTTAATAATTTTACCACAATAGGTTGAGCATGTCAATGGGCGGGTAGCCACTTCGTGGCACCCAAAACCAGCTCGCAATTAGAACCGGGGGCGCAGCCCATGAGCGGGCGGTTGTTGTCACAATATTGACACATTTATAGGGCAAGCATTGACACATTTTTTTGGCCCTTGTGATGAGCCGTTTTAATGGCCTAGCCACCCCCCCTTCACATTTTTAGTGCAAAAAATGCACAAAAACGGCTAAAAAAATGTGAAGGGGGGTCTGTTTTTGCCTAGCATTCTAGTTAATTTGGGCCGCTTTTGGCAATTTTTGGCCATGGTGGCCATTGCAGCGTCTGGCTTTCTTTGCGCAAAAAATTTTGAAATATGCGCAATTCTATACATGGGGACCCCCCCTCTTCACATTCTTTTTAGCAAATTTTGTGAAGGGGGGTGGGGGGTATTTTTGAGATAGATTTTTGCTCACACAGTGCATTTCAGAGATGGAAAATAAGCAAATTTTATGGTTGCAGTTTAAAGTTTACTACAGAACTACAGAACATGGCTGAAGATTCCAAAATAACTTTATTGGGGGATATTTACTGCCTAAAGGATATAACTACACCGGAATCTAGAGAAAAACTAAATAGCTCATTAGCTAAGCTTAATCACCGTATTCTTCCTGAATCTGAACTAAGAAGATACTTTGAAGGGTTAAAAATAATTGCGGGAATTTTTATCCAAAAAGTTTTTTCACTAGAGACTGATATATTAGAGTTAAAACGAGACCAGATAACTACAGAGAGCAGGATGGAAGCAATGTATCTTAAAGCACAACTAGAGATCCAGGAACTTCGTTCTGAGATATCGGAAATAAAACTTAGCAAGGGAAGAATTAATCAAATTGTAAAAGTAGCCAAAGCTCTACAGGGTAATGCTTATGCTCCTTATGCAGTAAAATCTCTAGTAGATGGCGTTATTAATCCTGTTCAGCAAAATAGCAAAATAGCAAAGTTAGATATTACAAAACTACCAAGCGATTTTACTACGAGATTGGAGTTTGCTCAACAAAACGGATTTAAATGGAATCAGAATAATAGAATACCGAATAAAGCTACCAAGCAGCTACACGTACTTGAACAGTGGGAAAATCAATTTTGTGAAGTAGAAAATATGACTATGGAGCAGGTGCTCAATAAATCCTATGTTGTAAAGATGGGACCAGGTGCAGTTGCTGGTGCTCTGATGTTATTGGAACGAGAATTAGGCGCGCTCTTATCAGAGCGCAAAACCCTCTCGATATTTAATTGTTATCAGAAAGCAGTAAAAATGTATACAGAGAAGAAAAATAACATTTCTCCCGTTCTTTGCAATTTTGATATTAAAAAGTTAGTTTCGGACGGTTTTTGCTATTCGCCAGAAGAGGATATAGAGGAAATAGAAAAACGGTTTAAAACGCGGGTTTTAGCTACGGTAGAACAGGTTGTTTCAGCGATTAAAAAAACAGTATCTAAGAATATCTTACCATCTTTTATAGACTGGAGGGGGGAAGATTTCTCAGATACCGAAAAACTGTACGCAATCCAAAACGGTATTTATGATAGTCAGTTAGAGAGTTTTATAAGTAGGTATCATTTAAAGGATGATATGTAATAATTGACTCGTCAAAACTTATTATTTTACGAATAGAACAACTATTGTATAGTAGTCTATCTATACCTTCTTTTGCGAAAAGGTGCTTGTTTACATTTTCAATGATCTGATATTTTACATTTCCCGCTGAAATACTAACCCAAGAACCCAAAACTCCCATCTTACAAAAAAGTGCTTGCATTTCAATAGGACATCTACTTAAAGTATTGATGTTTTCTGATGAAAAACTTAATCCGAATTTACATAGCTTTATATCATCTAGTTTATTAGATATAATAAAGTTATATAGATTTATTAAACGTTGTGACGGTTTAGTATTATTTAATATTACATTGTTAATGTAAGTAACAACGGTGCAAATAATATATCTAAAATGTTCTGATAAAAGAGTTTTTTTGTGAAACGAGTTATTTTTAAATTTTTTAAAAATCTCTAGAAATAATTCTCCTACATAATCATCTAATTTTGTGTAATCTGGTTTAATCCAGTATAGAACATGAGGTTTACATATAATAATAGACTTTAATATTAGTTTTACAATAAAACCCTTTTCTGCTAAATCTTCAGAAGTAGAATATTCGGAATATAATTTTTTTATGTATTTAGAGTAAGTATTTTTACTGCTGCTTGTTGAAGCAATTCCGTAGTTATCTAATCCGCTACAAAGCTGGGATTCTGTAATAACACCCTCTTGATATAAGAGGATAAGAGTGGTTAGAGAAAAAGGCCAATATATGGACTCATTATTGAGCGTATTAGTGTATATGGAATTTAGTTTTGCTTTAAGCTTCTCATTTCTAAGGGCTCGCCTAAGCGTAGAAACAGAAATAATCTGAATTACCTGGTCCAAAACCCAAGCTTCAAGGTTTGGGCTAAGTAAAATAGCCCAATAGATCAAACTGTCGTTTGTTCTGTATCTAAGAGCATATAACCCTCCACCCCCTCCAGCTTTTAGGATAAAATCATTTGGATTAGAATACGCTAGGGATACTTTTTTTATCCATTCATCTTCGTCAAACAACTCGAGCATTAAAAACCCAGGGTTTTCTAGGACTTCTTCTAGATAAAGACGAGACGCTTGACGAAGAACAAACGCCCCGGCATTTGGATTTTTAGCAATGGCTTTGCGAATTTTTACCGATCTACTTTTTTGCCAAAGTAAAAGTAGTTCTTCCTGGGGAGAGTTTTCATCATTTGCTATAAGGAGTTGTTTTTTTACGTCCACGGAAGAAACCATTTAACTATTTACTTTTTTCTTACGATCTGTCATTAACTTAACAAAAATATCATACCACATCTCACGGGAGCATTCTTCACTACAACAATACTCTACTGCAAACGCGGATTTGTAATTTGTTTTTTTACCACAAACTCCACAATATCCTTGCTTTGCTTGCCTTCTGTAGATATCCCCTTGATACTCGATCCAAGGCTTTTGGCGGAAAAGATTTTTTAATTGTTGTGCCATTAAAATAAGGCCAAATTACTATTCTATTCTAAACTAGAGCTATCAAGTAAGTCAACTAAATTTTCAGATAATTTACGTTCCGTAATAAATTTACTACGTGCTTTACGTTTTTTATCTCTAACCCTCTTTAGTTCTCTACGGGCTAGAGCTAATATCCTCCATAAAACTTCTGAGATGGAAGCATCTTCAAAAATATCCCTCCATTCGTCGAGTTGTAAAGCTACTTCTTCTCGCACTCTGATTGTGCGATATTTTACGGAATTTTGATTAGAATCTTTAATTGGTAACACGAAACTAATAATAATAAATTAATGGTTTATATGGTATTATACCACATAATAGATTGAATATTTCTGATGAAAAAAGAGAAGCAATGGCCAGAAATCTACGTTGATATGAACTTTTTAAACCGTAGTGATATTATTAATAAAATTCTGCGGGTTGATAGAGATACTTATAATGTTAATTTTGAACATCCAGTTCTTGGTCAAGTAGTAGAGATATATCATATTATGAGTAGTAGAACATTATGCTTAAAATCAATATATCCTGTAGAAATGCAAGAAGACTCTGAACAAATAGATATTGTCAAAGACTACTACAACAATTTTCTTTTAGAAGGACAAGAAACTTATCTGGAATATTTCAATCAGGAAGTCGGTTATTTCTTATTGTCACGAAATGTTAAAGAATTGGATAATAGGTTCTGGTCTTAGGATATAATGGGGTAGTTAAGTATGCGTAAAATTGTGACCACCAAAACAATTCAAGTTTCCCTGACTAGGGAACTAGAAAATAGTTATTTGTCATACTCGATAGCTATTTTTAATAGAGCGCTTCCTAGCGTAGTAGATGGTCTAAAATGTGCTCAAAGAAGAATTATTCTAGGTCTAAAGGATCTAAACCTAAAACCTGATGGGCAATATAAAAAAGTCTCAAGGCTGGAAGGACATGTTCTAGGCTCTTATCATCCTCAAGGTGGATGTGCTGGAACCGCCATTAATATGGGCCAATCTACCGCTTTTCGTTATCTTCTTACGGATATACATGGTAATGTTGGTGGTAGTATACAGTCAGGACCAAGCGTTGGGCAATCTATTTCTGAAGATGCTCCAGCAGCAGCAAGGTATCTGGAAGTTAAATCGACTCCGTTGACTCAGCGTATGCTTATCGACGAGATTGATAAGTATTCTTGCGACTGGCGTGATAACTACGATGGCTCTACTCAAGAAGTTGTAGAGATAGTTCCTACCATTCCTAGCCTACTTGTCAATGGGGCTCAAGGTATTGCAACAGGTTATGCTTGTCATCACATTTCTTATAATCTCGGAGAAGTAATCAAAGGAGTTGTGCAGTATATTAAAAATCCTGCCATAACCTCTAAGTCTTTATTTAAATTTATTAAAGGACCGGATCTTCCTAACGGGGCCAGAATTCTTAATGATAGCTCAGTTTACCAAGCTTTTGACCGAGGTTCTGGATCTTTAAAGGTATATGGGACCTGGGAGATTAAGAAAGTATCTCATGGTAAGCGTTCTTTAAGAGATGCTATTATTATTACCTCTTTGGCTAGCGGAAGTTCAGAAAGATTTCTTGAAAAACTAAAAGAAGGGGTAGAAAGTGAAAAAATTGTAGGGGTTATTGATGCGCAAGATCACTCATCACGAGATGGTATTGAAATCGAAGTCATTTTAAAATCCGGAACTGACCCTCAAGTCGTAATTAGCCAACTCTTAGCATTTACAAATCTCCATGATACTATCGGAGTAAATGCTACAGCAATCTCTGGCGGCCTTCCTACAACTTTTGGAGTTAAGGACATTATTTCTGAGTGGTATCAGGCACGTTGTAAGGCCCTTAAGAATCGTTATGAGGCCGAGTGTAATCGCCTAAGAGATAAAATTCATATCCTCGATGGCTTATTGATCATCCTTGCAGATATCGATGAAGTAGTAAAGCTAATTCGTTCATCTAAAACAAAAGATACAGCCGCTGAAAAACTAAAAAAACGGTGGAAATTAAGCGATATTCAAGTCTCTTCAGTTCTTGCCATGCCACTTAGCCGCTTGGTAAATGCAGAAAAGCTTGAATTACAGTCGCAAAAGCAAGATTTAGAGGTCCAAGTTGCACTTTTAATCGGAATTATCGAAAATCCTGCTCAAATGAACAATCATATTATTGCCCAAGTGGAAGCATTAAAGGTTTTTGTAGATGCACGTCGTACTCAAATTGTCGATCAAAGCACAATCGGAGCCGAAAAAGCTAAAACAATTGTCAAAAATGGCATTCGTAAGGTAAAAATGCCTTCTCCTAAAGATAAAATTAAGGAAGAGGGCAAAAAACTGGGGATGAAGAGGACAGAATTGGCTAAATTTTTTGCAGATAACGTCGGAAACACCGATCTAAAAACAAAATGGGCCGAATTTAAGGAAAATTGGGAACATAATCGCTCTCTTACCACCAGAGAAGGCCGCGCAAAACGTAAAATTACTCTAGAAAGTATAAAAGCGGCCGCAATTAAGCGTGGTTTGCCCAAACGAGGTCAGTATTGCTGGAATAAATTTATCGAAGGCCGAGAAAAAGATAAAATTAGAGACCTCGAGTTGGCTTTGAGAGACTGGATGGCGAATATCGACGCAATTTAGACCGTTTAAAGCGTATCATACGTCATAGTTAATAATGAAATTGCCAAAAACGGCGGTTCTAATGCTACGCGGAGTGGAGGGGTGTGGAGTTAGTACCTACGCCCGCCACTTCAAAGCATTTTTTGATAGCAAAAATACTAAGTGTGACATATTTGCTCTCAATCTTAATATCGGTCGCCCTGACACCTCCACGGACATAGATGTGGAGATTTTTGCGTTCTCCGAAGCTGCAGAAATGGTAAAACGGATCAACACAGACTACGATTTGGTCCTGGTTTTTAGCGTTCCAGCAAAAAATGCTCCTAAAGTTGTTGTTGAAAACTACGTTGAATTTCTCATAGAGCCAATCTCAGTGCCGAAGTGGATGATTAATCATGATCACCATTTTTTAAGTATCAGTCGTAATGCCGATTATATAAACGCTATTGAGGCATGTGATGGACTATTATGTCATTCACTCACAGAGACTAAATCTGGGTTTATTTCTTGGTTAAAAAAGAAAAATATTTCCAAAGAAATTAAGAAGATGGACGTGTTCTTTCATGTACCTTTTGTGGAGCGTCTTATTGATCTTGATAGAGGAGAAAAACGTCAAAAGCGTCTAATTAATGCCGCAAGAGCCGTTGCATGGAAGCGTGGAAGCATTGTTCTAAATCTCCACAATGCTCTGGCCGATCGCGGATTTATAACAGAAATGATAGGCTTTGAACGCTCAATTGCTGGTTATTCGCAACTCAAAAACTACGATGGAAAATTGAAATGGTTCACTGATAATGGTTTCTACAAACCCATAAAGGGGCCCTCCGCTTTTTCTTCTGCTGGAATCAATAATAAGCTCTTTGATTACCTCGATGAGGTGGGACAAAACCCGGATTTTATGTATGTAATAGGTTCTTATGATTATAAAAGAGGCCTTCAGCGTATTTCTGAGAGTGCTTTTGCCACCCATCCGCGCTCATTCGAGCATAGTAATCTTGATTATGGAAATAACTTTGAATATCAAGGACTAGAGGCCGCATTACTTTCCGTGCCGATCTTTCACCGTCATTTTCTAAACACAGTAACACTACCAAACTCTACAACCACGCTACGACAAACAGGTGTATTTTTATCTATCGATGATGATAATCGACATTTAAAAGAAGGAGGCCCTCAAGTCCTTGAGGCGGAAAAATTTGTTTCACTTCTCGAAGAAACGTGGAATGATGTTACTGAATACTATCGAAGGAGAAGAACCTCAGTTGATTTAATCAAAACATTTTATTCCTCAGAAGTTGTTGTCCCCAAGTTGATTTCTAAATTAATCTAGTTGCCACTAAACAAGTTTAAATCTAATTAAACAAATATTTTGATTTCCTAACATATATCTGATATAATATAGACACTGACAGATTGGAAATCAATATATCTGTTCTTCTCAAACCGAGATCACGAGAAGTAAAGTATCTCTCATCCTACCTTTCTTCTGAGGGTGGAGAAAGGAATAATGTAAATGAGCAATCCCTATGCTCCTACTTATTCTTTTTTAATAAAAAATGACAGCTACAGTTGCTACGCGTAATTTTAACAATCCTTGGGAACAATTTTGTTCTTGGGTGACTTCGACCAATAATAGGTTGTATGTTGGGTGGTTTGGAACTCTTATGATTCCCTGCCTTCTTACTGCAACTATTTGTTTCATTATTGCATTTATTGCAGCCCCACCGGTCGATATTGACGGTATTAGGGAACCAGTTGCTGGGTCTCTTATGTATGGAAACAACATCATCTCTGGTGCTGTAGTTCCAAGTTCTAATGCGATTGGATTGCATTTCTATCCGATCTGGGAAGCTGCTTCTCTTGACGAATGGCTCTATAATGGTGGTCCTTTCCAACTAATTGTATTTCACTTCCTTATTGGCATCTATGCCTACATGGGTCGTGAATGGGAACTTTCATACCGTCTAGGTATGCGTCCTTGGATCATGGTTGCCTATAGTGCTCCTGTTGCTGCTGCTACTGCAGTGTTCCTTGTTTATCCTTTCGGTCAAGGAAGTTTTAGTGATGCTATGCCTCTTGGGATTAGCGGAACTTTTAATTATATGTTTGTTTCAAATTGAGGAACACCTGGGAAGTAATTCCCTTGATTAAACAGGATGAATTGCTGGAAGCCTAAATTATGTTGTCAACTTTAAACTTTGTGTTTAAATATTTATATAAGCATAAAGTTAAATGTCTAAAAGACTCACTCTTGATGATTTAAAGTATATTGCCAATAATAGAAATCATTTAATAGTTTCTATTGAAGGGTATACTGGAGTTAAGAGCAAAGCTAAGTTTTTCTGTAATACTTGTGGTAATTATTTTGAAACAAGTGTTGCTTCTTACAAAAATGCCAGAAAAACTGGCTGTCCTTTTTGTAAAAAACTTCTTATTTCTAAGACTCATAAAGATAAAAAAGTCTCTATCGAAACTAGAGAAAAATTATCTAAAAAAGCAAAAGGTCGTAAAGGTTCTCTTAAAGGCAAGTTTGGTGAAAATCATCCGGCCTATAAAGGAACACCTAATAGAGATTTTAACAACCCCTCAACAGAGTATTACATCTGGAGAGAAGCAATAAAAACAAGGTTCAATAGAACTTGTTTTGTTACTGGTAAAAAATCTAACCTTGTTGCTCATCATTTAGATAGTTGGAATATGTATCCTAAAAGGCGATACGATATTATGAATGGGATTTTAATCCATAAAGAAATTCATAAGTTATTCCATGATATCTATGGATACGGAAATAATACAGAAGAACAATTTAGACTTTTTCTTAAAGAACAATATAACATGGTAATCAGCAGCCAAGCCTTAGGTGTACCTAAGGAAGGTTCAGAGACTACCTGAGGGGTTTAGTCCCCTTAATAACAGGTTTAAGCGTCCTGCCCCTCATATGAGGGTGATGATATAGTCCACTCCTTTACGAAAGTTTAGGATAAAGTGTTCAGGCTGAGCATAATATTCTTATGCATCCGTTCCATATGCTTGGTGTTGCTGGTGTGTTTGGCGGTTCACTTTTTAGTGCTATGCACGGCTCGCTAGTGACTTCTTCACTGGTTCGTGAAACTACTGAAAATGAATCACAAAATTATGGTTATAAGTTCGGTCAAGAAGAAGAGACCTACAACATCGTGGCTGCGCACGGGTATTTCGGTCGGCTTATTTTCCAATATGCGTCCTTTAATAACTCCCGTAGTCTTCATTTCTTCCTTGCTGCTTGGCCGGTAATTGGTATTTGGTTTGCTGCTCTTGGTGTTAGCACTATGGCTTTCAACCTTAACGGATTTAATTTCAATCAGTCATTAATTGATAGTCAGAATCGAGTAATTCCTACTTGGGCAGATACTTTAAATCGCGCAGGTCTTGGACTTGAGGTAATGCACGAGCGTAATGCTCATAACTTTCCTCTCGATCTTGCTAATTCGGAGACTACTCCAATAGCACTTAAATCTCCAAGTATTGGTTAATTACTAATTTTAAATTCCTCCCTGGCTTATACCGGGGAGGTTTTTAGTGTAAAGTTGTATTACGTATAGTTAATAATTTATGTTTTTGACTAAATCTATGATAGAATAAATACATGGAAAATAATCCTCAAATTCTTCATCTCTCGTACAGAGAATCAGAACCTGACAATGACTATAAATGGCTCTACGTAAATTTAGTATTTAAAGTTACGGACGAGTTTGATATTATTGCTTGTAAAGGTAGAGCAGAAGAATGGACAAAAACAATCCTCTATGAAGTAGAAGATGCCGAAGAAATTCACAATCATTTTCTTCATACTCGCTATAAATTTAATAAAATTGAAAATTCAGAGCTTAGTGAATTATCCTCTTATACTACTGAGCCAGAGTTTGATATTTCTAACAAAAAGCGAAGTGGTTTAGCTCTTAATCCCCATCACATTCTCCAATATATTGAAAAATTTGATGTTTTTGTTTTTCGAGAATATGTAGAAGATAATTTTATTACAAGAGCTGCATTATCAATGCTAAAAGACCTAGAGGAAAATAAAAAAACTGGCTCCCGGTTTGTTCCTTTTAGTACTTTTATACGCTGCGTAGATACTCTTAATGTTTTTTGGGACTAACCGTGAGTTTTCAATTTTATTATTTTTCATTATTTGCAATATTTGCTGCCATTATTTATATGATGGCAATAGATCCCAATGTAAGTAAGTTTATAATTCTTCTTGTAAAGATATGCCGACTTAATATCTCTAGAACTATTTTTTGGTTAAAATTTTATCCTAAATTGAAATTAGACACCATGTATTTAAAATGGAAATCGAGTAAAATTATTAAAAAGCAATAGGCTAACTCAAAAATCTACTATGGATAAAAATGATTGGATTCAACTTGAAAAAATGCATAATCAAATTAAAGAATCTGGAGTTACAGCCTTTGACTCCTCTTATCTTGAAAAATATTCTGAACTATTTGCAAAATCTTTGGAAGGAAAAAGTGATGATCAATATCTCCAATGGACTTCCCCATCTTGACGAAACTACGCCATGGTATGAATGGCATTCGTATATTGAATGCTGCAGAAGTTTAGGAGTAACTCCGTCACTATCTAGATTTATGAGATACAATGAATACGTAAAACATTATGTATGAAACTCTTACAGAATTTGAAAGAGCACTTGCCAGATTTGGCGATAAAGTGGGCCTTATTGCCGGTCTTGAAATTGCAAATAAAATCTCCCCTGAAGATGCTTATCAACAAATCAAAGAACTCTATAAAGAACTTAAAAAACTCAGAAAGCAAGAAAAACAATCCTGGTATCCAACCGGCTCAAACGAGGATATGTACCAAATGTAAAACAGAATATTTATTGAACGGAGATAATTTTCAACCAGTAAAAACATTTAAGACAAAATTTTCTTATTATTGCAATGATTGCAATATAAAAACCAAACAAATCAAACCACGAGAAGAGACCCAAAATGACTAATTACAAAAAATCATTCGATATAATGAATGACTTTGAGCAAGAAATTACGCAATTAACAGATGTTTCTCGTATCATAGATCTCTCTTGTGAGTATATTGAAGGGCTAGAAGTGGATAATGCTGTAAATTTGCTTATTGCATTAAAACTTCTTCTTGAGGATAAAGAGAACAAACTCTACAATCTTTTTCAAAAAGTTTGGAAGGAATTTATAACGCCATTGCATGCACAAGAAATGAATCATAAGCAAACTTGGACAGTTAAAATAGAAAATGATGGAACAATTATCTTTCCAGAAAGTCTTGTTAAAAAAATTGGATTTGAAGAATGGGATCTCGTTGATGTATATTTTGATAAAGAAAAAAACTGTATAGTTATTGAAAAAGTTTCAGAAAAATAAAATTATAGATAGCCATGATAGTGGATATGCTAAAAGAAGCATTTTTTTGCTCATGCGGAAGTAATGAACATTTTTTTGTGGTTCAAAGATTCAATGATCAAGAGGAAATTTACCTTTCAATATACTTAGATCAACCAGGATTTTTTAGAAGAGTTATTAATGCTATTAAATACGTACTAGGATATAAGTCTAAATATGGACAATTTTCGGAAATTTGTTTAGATCAAAAAACACAACTAAAACTTGCCTATATCTTAGAAACACATATCAAACAATGTAAAAAAGATGACATTACTAAATAGCATAGAAACCCTTTTTCCGGAGTTTGAGAAAGATAATTCTTTGCTTCCTGCGGGACTCGAGCCTGAAAAACAAGAAAATACCATTATTCTTCGTTCTCATATTTGGAGAGGAGAAATTATCCGGCGCGCAAGACTTTGTGAACTTGAAATTCCAGGCAAATTTACAGCGGAAACATTAGTAATCTATCCGGATTGGCAAACTAAAACGCCTATTTTTGGAACCGAATATATCACAATTGCTAATAAGAAATTTTTTGGTGCGATAGATTTTCATCCGCTCTCGCAAAACGAGATTTATCTGAAAGAGCACATTGATGAGTATTTGTATGATTTCCCCTCAAGAACTACAGAATTATCTAAATTTTATGATCTTTCTACATTTTTTTCAAATAAATTTTGGATTAAGAAAATGGATAAAGATTTTCATGAGGAATATATTGATTGGGTTGACAGATATCTTGGGAGGTATCGTATGGCTCTTATGGCCGGGGAGGTTTCAAGCAACAACTATGATTTTCATGTAGCTTATGATAAACATATGGCGGAAAATGATCCAGCTCATGGTATTCTTAAGTCATATTTTTCTGAAGAGTTTGCAAATTTTTACGTAAAAGAATTTCTTTTTAATCTTTCTTCCAAATGAAACAAAAAAATGTTTATGTTCAATCAGACGTTTTTTATCAAGTAAAACCTTCAGAACTTTTAAAATTAGAAAAATTAATACAAACAGGAGCAAAATATTCTCCATATTTATTTAATAAAGCCAAGCAATATTCATATGCTGATGGAGATCTCGCGATTAACAAGCTCCAATTTACTAATTTAGAGATATTTACTCTGTTAAATAAAGCAATTAATATAGTCAAAGATACAGAAGAATATATTAATTATATTATTACAAATACTTTTAGTGACGACAAGGTAGTTTATTATTCAGTTCCTCCCGGCACCATTAGATTTTACGATTTTGATCTGATTTGTTTTTACAATGGTAAAGTCTGGAGAAAAATTAAATTCTAATTTTTTAACATTTCGTTATCCTGGGCGCGAACCTACCACAGTTAAATCATTTTTGAATTTAAGACCAGACCTTTATTCACTATATATTTATGACATAAATCTCACTACGGGAACATTACTTTATTCCTGCGCAGGTGGCATAGGAATTACAAAAGAACCGTATATAGTGGATATGCATAAATTCTTAAAAGCTTCTACTTCTGTTAGTGCAATCAAAGAAGTTTTTAAAAAGAGATTCGGGACTAAATTTTTAAAACCTAGATATTCTTCTTTGTGCGAGGTATTTAATGATAGATTTGGAAATAAACTCAATTCAATAACAGAATGCGCCGAACTTTATCTGTTGTGGGTTGCGAGTGGATTTACTCATAGATATAAAAAGAGGGGATATGATAGTCCATATTTTCCAACGTCTCTCGATTTAAAATTTGTAGAGGCAGCGTCGCTAATAAGCCGAAGAAAAAATTTGCTCTTTAGAAAAGAAGATTTATTGACCTTATCAGAAAGCATTATCAATGAAAACGTTGTTGTTTATTGCCATTTGCCCACAGAATTTGGTAAATATGGAGCGGGATTTAGATGGAATGAAGAAACATTAGATTTTTATATCAAAACACTCAAAGAATTTGATGAGTTAGGTAGAAAGGTATGTATTTCTGCTACGTACAAAAAATATGGTAGAATATACAGGGATTACATATCAATGTTTCCGACTTTTAACCATATTATAATTCCAAGGTTTAAAGTCTCGCAGTTAACTCCTGAGTCACAAACTTCAGAGATTTATCTCTTAAACTTTTAAAATGGGAAAACATTTTTTACTTGATTTGTTCGGCATAGATTCTCTACTTCTATGCGAGATGGAAGCTTTTATGGAGTTTGTAACTTCAGAACTTAACGACTGCATGGCAGTTATACTTGACACATCTTCTCATAAATTTGAAAATACCGGGGGTTATACTTTTTTAGTTTTACTTTCTACCTCACATTTTTCGATACATACTTGGCCGGAGAATAAATGTTGCGCAATTGATATGTTTTCATGCGGTGAAATTATGTCTGATGTCTTCACTTCGAGAGTTATTCAATATTTCTCACCAACATCGTATAATTTAAAAATGCTTCAAAGATAACCTAACTAACTAAAATGTCAAAAGTAACTATTAAAAGCGGTAAAAAAATTATTATTTCCCAACCCAAAGTAACAAGTCAAGGACGATCAAAAAATACCAATTTAGCCGCCACCAGTCGTAATGGTAGAAAGAAAAAGTATAGAGGCCAGGGTCGATAGCGTAGTTTAAATACTATATATACACAAGGTACGGACTAAAAAGCAATGTTAGGTTGGTGGCCTGATGGTTGGAGAAAGGCATCTTATTCAGATGAGATGGTCCCTGAGCAAATCAGAAAAAGCGCTGTACCCGGACAAACATTCCGTAACCCACAAACTGGTCATACACTTCAAAAACAGGCCAATGGTCGGTGGAAATTAGTCGATAGTGGTCCTAAAGTAGAAGGAGATCAAACTACTTCTTCTCAGGTTCCGGACGTGTCTAAAATGAAAAAACTCGCCGAAGGAAACTATGGTGTAGTATATCAGGATCCGCAAACCGGCCATGTTGTAAAAACCCTCAAAGAAGGAAAAGAGTGGGGGCCTCATGAAGTAGAACTGGGGAAAAAGATGGGAGAACTTGGTCATTCACCAAAGATCTATTCGGCTTCCAACGATCACATTGAGATGGATTTTTCTAAAGGAAAACCGCTTTGGACCGGAGGGTTTAATCGGACAGAAGATGAAAAAGAACGTGATGTTAAAATGACCACCCAGCAAGCTCAAAAGGCCCTCGCAGCCATTAAAGATTTGCATAAGATGGGCTTTTATCATGGTGATATGCATAACGAACAATTCCTTACTGACGGCGAAGGTGGTAAGGAATCTACGTTGATAGACTTTGGCCTCTCAGGTAAGATTCAAGACCAACCTCATAAAGCCTTAGTAGACTTCAATAAAGTAGGTAAACTTATTGACATCTATAGACCGGAGTTCGATGAAGATCCGTATGTTAACCTAGTGCGTGATTCTGTAGAGCAATATAAAGCCGCCAAAGGCCAATCTAAAGCTGCTGTTGCCAAACGCGCACAAATTGGTTTAGAGTACTTTGACAAATTGTCACAGATGGATTGACATATTCATTGTTCTCGATTAGAATAATATAACCAATACTTCTCAAGCATAACCTCTTCGGTTGCTCAAACAGAGAAGTCACTGCGGATGTGGTGTAGTGGTAACATGCAAGCCTTCCAAGCTTTTGTCACGGGTTCGAGTCCCGTCCTCCGCTTGAGAAAGTAATTATTACGCTTTCTCTGTTTTTTTATTTTTGTAATTATTAAAAAAATATGAAAAAATTTCTTTTGGCTATTAGTACCCTCGGGCTATTTTCTCCGAGCGTTGCTATGGCCACAAATCTTAACATCGCTGATGTTAATACTTACTCATCCTCAGAGCAGGTTACAAGTATTGGACAATTCTCCGATGTACGTCCTACAGATTGGGCATATCAAGCACTGAGTAATCTCGTAGAGCGTTATGGTTGCGTTGCGGGATATCCAGATGGTACGTATGCTGGTGGTAAGGCAATGACTCGTTTCGAAGCGGCAGCGCTTCTAAATGCTTGTCTTGACCGCGTTACAGAAACTACAGACGAGCTACAACGTCTGATGAAAGAATTCCAGGCAGAACTTGCTGTTCTTCGTGGACGTGTAGATGGTCTGGAGAAGAGAGTAGGAACACTCGAGGCAACTCAGTTCTCTACTACAACCAAACTTCGGGGTGAAGCATCCTTTGTTATTGGTGGAGTTCCTAATTTAACAACAAATGCTGGTGGAAACGTAGGCAACACCGCATTTAATTACGATCTTCGTCTGAACTTTGATACTTCGTTTACTGGAAAGGATCTTCTTCGTACTCGTCTTCGTTCTGGGAATTTTAGTAGGGATCCTTTTGGGTCAAGTGGTTCTCTATTCAAACTGGATAAAGCAGAAACACTTGCAAACCAAGTCGTTCTTGACCGCCTTTATTACCAATTCCCAGTTGGTAATAGCGTGACTCTTACCGCTGGTCCTTTGGTTCGTAATACCGAAATGACCTGGATTCCTTCTGCTTATAAGTCAAATATTCTTGACTTCTTCCAACTTGCCGGTGCATCCGGTGCTTATAATAAAGCAACTGGTGCTGGATTTGGAGTTCAGTGGAAACAACCTAGTGAACCCGGAAAAGGTAGCATGATTGCAAATCTAAACTACGTTGCTGTAAATGGCGACAGTTCGACCACTGGAGTTTTTGATTCTGCTGGTGGACTAAATCTACTCGCTCAACTTGGATATAGGGCACCTCAATGGGGTGTTGCTGTTGCATATCGTTATGGCACTGAAGGAACTCGTATGCGTAACTTCAATGCTCTTAATGGTGGTTCTGCACTTCTTGCCGCAGGGCAGCAAAGCAATAGCGTTGCTCTGAATGCCTATTGGCAACCTCAGAATTCAGGTATTGTTCCATCAATTTCTGCAGGTTATGGATATAATGGTGTGAGTGGTCCCGGAGCCACCACAGGTGCTACTAATTCCAGCTCTTGGTTCGTTGGTCTTCAGTGGGCTGATGTATTTGCCAAGGGTAATGGTGCTGGTATTGCTGTTGGTCAACCGGGAAATTCTGATTATATTAGTGCTGATGCTACTATGCTTGAAGTTTTCTACAAGTATAGGGTGTCTGACAATATCTCAATCACTCCGGCCGTATTTTACGTCTCTAACAACCAGAGATTCCAAAATCAATCTTCTTGGGGTGGCGTAATTCAGACGACCTTTAAGTTCTAAAATTTAAAGCCAGTTGCATAACTGACCATGGGGGTCCCCACAACCCCCTCCAGTTATGGTAAAATACCTAAGGAGAAACAACTCTATTTTCACCATGACAGTAACGACTAACGAACGTGGGCAAATGAATATGTTTGCCAAAGAACCTCCGATGGTATATGAAGAATATCATCGTAAGGGTCTTATGACTCCATATGAACGTATTGAAATGTATAATGGACGTTGGGCTATGATGGGAGTCGTGTTTGGGGCGGTATCATATGCCGCTACTGGGAAACTGTTTTTTGGCATTTTTTAATTTTCTACTTTACTCTACTTTACTACCATGAAATTCGGATTTACACCTGAGGCTGAGATTCTTAATGCTCGCCTTGCTATGCTTGGGTTTGTTGCCGCCATCGGAGCATACTTTACTACTGGGCAAATTATTCCTGGAATTTGGTGACATTGTTTATAGACTAATATGACTAATATTTCTCATATTACATTCAAGAACCCCTCACCAAGAGATATGGTGATGGCCCCTCTTGTTTGCTAATACGAGAAACTCTATAAGCAAATCAAAGAAGAGGGGCGAGACCAAAAATCTCCCCCTCTTTTCTTTTGGCGCCAAAGGCGCAGATGGACAGTCTACCAACCGGCCACCAGGCCATTCCCAAAGTCTCCCATCTCTGATATATTAGTCTCATGGTCAAGGGAGGCAACTCCACCGACCACTTTGAACCTTGACAATTTAACTTCGATGGGATATTAACTCAGTGGTAGAGTATCCGGCTTTTAACCGGTTAGTCCTCGGTTCGAATCCGAGATGTCCCATTGCCACTTTGCGCCGGAGCTGATAATCCGGAATGCCGGTGGCTAATTCCCCACACTGCTCTGCCGGTGTGGTTTGCCAGGAAGATTCGTCTATCTGTGCAAGTTTCAGCTCAGCGAACGAGCGCGCCGTAGTCGCTTGCGGCGCACATTGACCCATTAGTGTAGCGGTTTATCACGCCACCCTGTCACGGTGGAGATCACGGGTTCGAATCCCGTATGGGTCGTTGGAGAAGTGGCAGAGTCCGGCTTATTGCGCTTGTCTTGAAAACAAGAGAAGATAACACTTCCGGGGGTTCAAATCCCTCCTTCTCCGCTGCGGTCCTGAGCCGTCTCACGTGTTAAATTGGGGTTTTTTGCAAGGGTCTGGAAAACGTGACTACACAAGAGTTGATCGCCTCGTGTTTTCATCTGGGTTCGATTCCCAGTCTTGCCTTCCCAGTCAACGATGCCTCTCCTGCTGGAAGTTTGGCGGTTGGTTGGGTCTCGGGATGTAGCTCAGTTTGGTAGAGCACTCGCTTTGGGAGCGAGAAGTCGCAGGTTCGAATCCTGTCATCCCGACTTGGGGTCTCCAAGGAACGGAGGCTTAAACGAAGGGTCCCCTAAGCCACACCGTAGATGCGCCATTAGGCGATCGTAGGTGGATACCCTCGCCCAGGCGCTTCGGTGCTCCAAGCCTCAGTAACTCAGCGGATTAGAGTAACGCTCTTCTAAAGCGTGAGTCATAGGTTCGAATCCTATCTGAGGCGCCAGGGAGTATAGCTTAGATGGCAAAAGCATTCGACTGATAATCGAAAGAGCACTGGTTCGAGTCCAGTTACTCCCATGTGACGTTAACCTAGGGGGGGTTAAGGTGGTGGTTTATGAAACCACCTAGATAAGTTTAATTCCCGTACGTCACCTATACCCTTCAAGCATTGTGGTGATGCACGGTTCTTGTAAAACTGAGAGCGGAGTTCGATTCTCCGGAAGGGTTTAAATGCTAAATTAGTAATAAACTTATCAATGGGATATAGTTCAGTGGTAGAACGAGCGGCTGTTAACCGCTATGTCGCAGGTTCGAACCCTGCTATCCCAGTTTAAAGCATCATATGGATGATAAAAAACAATTTACCACTCCTGCTGAAGTTCAGGAAATGATCGATGTTGCAATACGACGTCATAATCGCAATGCTTCAATTATCAGTATGTGCGTTGGTTGGGTTATTCTTGCACTTTTTGCTGAGGGTCTTCTTAGACTTATTGGAGTAATACCACCTCTGTTTCCATGGCTGGACATTACATTGAAATTTTAGGAATAGTTTTGCTTTTAGTATTTGCTTCCACAATGTTTTATCAAGGAACATGCATACTAAGAGGAAAACATGGTTATTCTTTAAGAAACTACATGAAACAAGATAGTGAAAATATGCGCAAAAGATTAGAAAACCTTATTAAAGATAAATGATATGGATATTTTTCCTTGGGGCGTAGCAATTATTCTAGGTACCGGATTAGCGGGTACATTATATATAATATATTACATATTAAAATTATCTTATGATGAGATGAAAAATGAAACAGACAGAAACTCATGAAGAATTACTTCAAAGATTTACAAAACGCGTAATAGAATTAAATAAAAAGCTCAGTGATTTACAAGAATCACATGACGAATATATAAAAATTCAAAAAGATATTCATAGATTACAAGGATCAATACAAGTGGTAGAATATCTAGCATATGGAAAATTGCCGCATGATGGCAATCATACAAATATGCAAAATCACATGCCCCGTAAAAATCCACATGAGTAAAATAGAATTTAAAAAACATAGAGTTTTTAGAGAAACAGAAGCAGTTATTTTTTATGACATTTCAATAAAAGAATCAAATGCTCAGGATTTAGTTATTCATGCGGGAAAAGCCGTATCTCCTCCTAATACACTTATAGGGGCAAAGCAATTTTACATACATTATCATCAGATCGATAACAATCGAGTATTACAAGGTTCTCGTGTTTTTGAGTTAATAAACCCAAAATGGGAAGATCCTTATCACATTGTCCATCTTAATCGTCATTCCGGCGCTTTAACTATTCCAAAAGGGACTTTTCATCGTTCTTGGTCTGAGAAGGAGGGTTCTATTGTAATAAATCAGGCAATAAGAGATCCGGAATTTGATGAAAATACGGAATTCATCCCAGTTTCGGTGTCGGATACGAAAGAACTATTTAATATCATAAATTATGAAAAACCAATTATTCATGGTATTAAAGAATAATTAAAAAATGATCGCAAGTTTAAATTTATAATAAAGCATTTTTTTTTGAACGATATGTTTTCTCCCAATACCCGGTTAGCCGTTTTAGAAGAAAAACTAAACGTTTATGAAGAACTTTCCAAAGAAATGCTTGCCAAATTAGAGTTGGCTGTGGATAAAATATCAGAAACAAACCAAAATATTGCTAAAGTTCTAGTTAGGCATGAAGAAAGACTCGATCAGACAATTCAATCGGATCAAGCAATATTGAAATTATTAGACGAAATAAAAGAACAAAGAAAATCTGATTTATTAAGATTTAATGACGATTTAGAAGAAATAAAAATTTCTCTAAAAGAAGCACATAAAAAAATCAACGATTTATCCAAATATAGATGGATTATAGCCGGAGCTTTAGCCTTTATCGGATTTGTATTGGCCGAAACAAACGCTTTATCAAAACTATTCAACTATACAATAAACTCCCCGGCTGAAATTCATAGAAATAATTGAGACATCTAGGAAACGTCGAGTTTTTTGCCAAAAACTATAAAAGATCAGGGAAAATTAGATCAATACTTGCAGATTTTCCAGGATATTACGCAATTTTTTTAGTTATTGATAATAATACCAAAGAAGAATTTATTGTGGATTCAAGACAGACCTATTGACATCCTGATGATCCTCATGGTATAATATTAGAGTAATACCTAAGGGGGTATAGCTTAATGGTTAGAGCGGCCTGCTTATAACGGGTTAGTCTGGGTTCAACTCCCAGTATCCCTATTAGCTCCTTTAGCTATCTGGTGAAAGCGTCCGACTCATAATCGGTTTCAGGTGGGTTCGATCCCCGCAGGGAGCACCTAGCATGAGTGGTGGAATCGGTAGACACAATAGCCTTAGAAGCTATCGCTTAACAGCATGGAGGTTCAAGTCCTCTCTCATGCATATACCGGTTTAAAGTCCCCTAAGTGGAAAAAATTATGCTCTCTACAAAAACTCGCTTAAGACTTCAAGCAATTGCCGATAAAATTGCAAATCATGAAGAAGTCTCTTTTACTGAGATGCAATGGGCTCAAAAATTAGCGGATCATAACCGTTCAGCCTATAGCATTCTTAGAACAGCTCGTAGATTAAGTATTAACGGAAAACCGGAGAAAGATTCCCTAGATGAGTTGATTACGGGTTTAGATTTAGGAGATCCTGATCCTTCTACGCATTTAATTGGTCCTCAAGATCCCGATACATTGGCACAATGGTTTAAAGCACCAAAATGGCTAAAGAACGACTAGAAGAAAAAGAAGAAGATTTTTTAAACCTCATAAAGCTTGCGAATAAATTAAAATTACGCGAGCTTTTTGAAGAACCAAGTACATATGAGGATGAATTAGAAGAAGATTATATGATATAATATCTTCCAGGGGAGATTAGCTCAGCGGTAGAGCGCTTGCCTTACAAGCAAGATGCCACTGGTTCGATTCCAGTATTTCCCATGTTTAAATATACCATATGAAAACAATTACTTTTTCCGACTCTGCAGATACCGAACCAGATAATTTAATTTTTTCTGAAACAGAAAAACAACTCTCTATTACACCACTAGAAGAGTATTGTAAACGTTATCCTGACTCTCTTGAGTGTCTAGAGTACGACGTATAAACTGTCCATAAACAATTCTAAGCTATCAATTCCTGTTATAGAATAGCTCTATCCAGGAATTTTTTATGTAATGAACATTTTTGTCCTAGACTACCATCCAAAACTTGCCGCAGAAGCTCATTGTGACAAACATGTTAACAAAATGATTATAGAACATTTACAGATGATGAGTGTTGCTCTTGCCCATTATAATATCGATCCTGCTCGTAAAAAAGATGGTAATTTTTATTCTGTTCGAGCGTTTAAAAACCATCCGTGTAGTAAATGGGTAAGAGAATCCGCAGATAATTTTGAGTGGGTATATAGTCTTACATACTATCTCTGTCAAGAATTTAAAACTAGATACGGTAAAGAACATTCAGGTTCTCAGAGTCTTCTATCCATAGATCAGCATAAAGTGGTAAATACTTTCCCTAAAATTGGGCATACTCAACCCGCTCAAGCAATGCCATCTTTCTGCAGAGTTCATGAAGATCCTGTTCAAGCCTATCGTAATTATTACAACTGGACAAAGTGGAGGTTTGCTACATGGAAAACCAAAGAACCCAATTGGTGGGCTCCTAGTTGTTGTTTGGAGGCAAAAGGTGAATACTGAAAAATATTGTATTATTGGAGACCTTCATGGACGTCTAGAGACGCTAGATCGCATACTTCAAAAATCCGGTGATTATCACTGTGTTTTCCTTGGAGATATTATTCATCATAAATCTTTTTTTAGACGGTCTAAACGTTCGTCTCCTATTAGAATGTTGTCTAAGATAAAATCGCTTGTCGAAGCAAAACAAGCATCGTTTATTATCGGTAATAATGAGAACTACATTCTTAAAAATCTGATTCTTCCTAAAGAAAATATAAAACAAAAAGAAGTTAAGTATACTCTTGAATGCTTAAAAGAAATAACGTTAAAAGACCGACTTAGTTTTCTTCACTGGTTAAGTACTTCCCCACTTACACTTGAATTTGATTCTTATGGTAAGACTTATCGTTGTGCTCATGCCTACTATAATCCAAACTATACAGATAAAAATCGCAACGAGGTGCTGGCTGGGGTAGGTTATCCATGGTTTAGAAATGATCCGCTTGAAAAACATATACTTCCAGACGCAGAATACTTCTTTGGTCATTACGGATATCCTTACTTTCGTAAAAATTTAAAAATTATTGATGCTACTAACTTTGAAGGTGTAGGGGTATACTACACGGACCGAGAAGAGTTTTTAATTTATTACTAAGTCACTTAGCAAAGTGGCTACAGTCTCTTGATGACGGGGTGTAATTATGATATAATATGTAGTATCTGAAGGTTTTTTATGTCAAAGTTAAATTCTCTTGGTTATGTTGTTCTTTCTGATAACATGAGTTCGAGAGTCTTTGGAAATAATATCGTATGTGAAGATCCTAATAATAAAAAAATTAATGAAGTTCGTGAAGAAATGGAAAAATTTGGTGTTAATTTTCCTATAAAAAACCCAGAAAATTTTTTCACAGAAGATTTTTCTTTGCCAAAACTTCAAGGATCTAACATTAAAGAACATTTTAATATTATTTCAAAAGAAGTTACAAAAACAAGAACTAAACTTATGAGAGATTTCGCTTACACAGAAATCTCAGATGCTCCTCATGGAGACAAATTTATTTTTACAAAGGGTTGGGTAAAATATCCTTTTGAAGGATCACCTATTAAAGTCGATGGAATAGAAGAACAAATTGGTGTATTTGACTGCGAAACTTTTGTAAAAGGGAGCGATTTTTCTCATCCGATTCTTGCAACTGCCGTTACTGATAAAGCTTATTATATTTGGATGCATGAAAGTTTTGTAGATACTAATATCCCATATACTCCGCAATTAGTTGAGTTGGGAAGAAGAGACGGAGTATTTATTGCTCATAACGTAGCATATGACCGCCCTCGGACGCAGGAAGCCTACGTCCTCGGAAAAACCAACTCGTGGTTTGATACTATGTCCGCCCATATCAATGTCTCCGGGTTGGCTTCTGGCCAACGTTGGTGGTATGTTCAAAAGCAAACAAAGAAATCTACGTATAAAGCAGATCCTATCTGGGCAGATAAGGGTTCGATGAATAACTTGATTGATTGCTATAACTTTCACTGTAGACCAGCCATTCCACTAGAGCAAGACGATAAAAAAATTAGAGATATTTTTGTAGAATCAGCTTCTATGCAAGACTTTTTGCCATATCGCAATGAACTGGTTAGATACGCTTTAAATGACGTAAAAATTACCTTTGAATTGTACTCAATTCTTGTACTTAAATATCTTCAAAACAACCCGTCTTTAACAACACTTGCGGGACATTTTGGAATCTCAGGAGCTAAACTCCCAGTTGTCTCAGACTGGGAAAAATGGTTTACTGATTGCGAAAAGCAATGGGAAGATTCTATTTCTCGTCAGGAAAATATTCTTGGGAAAATGGCCACAGAAGTCTACGAAGCTTGGAATGAAGGGGAACTCACCGATGAGGATATAAAAGAAGATCCTTGGCTCTCCCAACTCGATTGGGAAGCTAATTTTAAACTCACTAAGACAGGTAAACCCAGCTCTAAGTGGTATGGAATCCCCAAATGGGTGAGAAGTGTTTCTGCAAAAGATCTCATAGATGGCAAACCTATAATCCAAGGAATTTCCACTAAAAATCGACTTTCTCATCTGCTTCTTAGGCTTAAATGGGGAGAACAGCCTATTAAATTTTTTACAGAGAAGGGCTGGTGTTTCAGAGACGAGGATAGTGGAGATTATGTCCGAATTCCCCATAAAGACGGGGAAGGAGTTAATGTTGGTGGGGTACTTACTAAAGATTACGTAGAAGATTTTGAATCAGGAATTCTTAGTTCTGATCTTCCTCAGGCTAAAGAACTCATCTCTCTCGCAGTTAATGTTGCTTATTGGACCAGTGTTAGATCTCGTGTTAGAGAACAAAATGTAGAAAAAGCGCTCACTCCAAATAATAAAAAATTCTCATTAATTATACCTGCAACGGTCCCTCATAATACCTCTACTAATAGGGCCGGAGAGAATCTTTGGTTAACTGTACCGGATCCTAAGTACGATAAAATTGGGAGCGAGATCAAGACAAGAGTTCAAGCTCCTGAGGGCTATGTGTTTGTTGAATCAGACTTTGATGCCCAAGAAGCTGTAATTGCCTCAATTTTTGCAGATTCCTACCATAAGATTGCCGGAAGTACTCAATTTTCCCATTCTATCCTTGCCGGGTCTAAAGATGATGGTAGTGATATGCATTCTATGACCGCTAAGGCCATCGGAATTACTCGTGCTATTGCTAAGGGTTGCAATTATGGAATGCTATACGGTTGCGGAGCTAAAACTCTCGCCAATACAATCCGTAAAGGTAATAAAAATATTCCGATGAAAAATGCTATTGAGATGGGTAAAAAACTCATTAAAATCAAAAAAGGACAAAAAGCATCTCGTCTTTCTCAAACTCTGATTGGTGGGTCTGACTCTTATGCGTACAATGAAATGGCTCGTATTGCAAACATGCCTTGCCCAATCAACCCTCTGAGTGGTACTAAAATGTCTACCGCCTTTCGCCCCACTAGTGTAGGTACGGACTTTTGGACGATGAGAAATAACTGGTGTATTCAATCCACTGGGAGTGCAATGCTTCATGCTTTTATGACTGCAATGGAGTGGTTGATTGATAAATACGAGTTGGAAGCTGAGTTCTGTATGTCAGTTCATGATAGCATTCTTTATCTTTGTCCTGAGTCTCAAGCTAAAAAAGTGGCGACTCTTTTTCAAGTTGCCCATGCTTGGTGCTGGGCCTGGATGAGATACAATTATGAAATCTATGAGCTTCCAGTGGCTAACGCTTGGCTTTCTTCTATTGAAATTGATAAGATTTTCCGTAAATCTGCTACTTCCAGCACTAAAACTGTTTCTCAACAAAAAAATGAAAAGGATGGAAAATCAGTTACAATTCAAGATCTGATTCCTATTTTTAATTCCATGTTTAAATCTCATGAATGAAATAAATACCGAGCAGTTTAAAGAAGAAAAAGCTCTTTCCAATCCGGACGAGTTTTTACTTGATAATATAAAAATGTATCATTATGAAGTAATGGATGACGGGAGGCATATTTGGATGGCTTTTTACATGGAAGATAATAAGATTGGGCATCTAAACATTTTTTTAAAAAATCGCAAAATACACACTAGATATGAAGAATTTTACGGAGATACTTCAAACATTTGATGATCTAAACGATCACATTAGAGCAAATTATGGTTTTTCTCTATATTTGAGAGAAGAACCTACATTAATGAATAAATCAAAAAAACCTAGTCAATGGGTTGGGGCTGCTTCTCCTAATATTGTGCTTCTTAGGAAAAGTGGCTACCCCCCTACAAAATATCCTAAATGCTATGGTATAATTAATAACGGTGGATATAGACCCATCTCTATCTCAACTCTTAGATCTAACATAGAAAAAGGTAGACCGTTATTCATAAAAATATGAATATACCTTGGTAAGTTTAAAGTTAAATTCAAGCGTTTTTCAATTTAATAAATATTGACGGGCGTTTGTCACAGCATCTCTAATTCATCTATAAACAATTGCAGATTGCAAAGATGACCCTGGAATGCCGTGTTATTTATATTGGAGCTCATGAAAAAAACACTAGTTACCCTAGCCTTCATCACTTTTTCTCTAATTCCTCTTTCTGCAAAAGCAGGACAACAATGCGGAGAAGCCAGTTATTATGGATTAGGGGACGGATATCAAGGAAGAACTACTGCATCCGGTAGTAGGTTTGATACTTGGTCAAACCAAGCAGCACATAAGTGGCTACCCTTTGGAACGGTTGTTACAGTGACTGCTAATGGTCGTAGCACAAAAGCAATGATTACAGACCGTGGTCCTTTTACCCCCGGTAGAATTATTGATCTTTCGGCTAAATCATTTAGCGATTTAGGTCCGATCTCACGAGGAATACATAATGTTTGTATTTCATGGACATAAAACAATTTAACAACTAAATACAAAGAGAGCCCCGAAATGCTGGGGCTTTTTTAATATTTATTTTTAATTAAGCCTCTAGAGTAGATTTAAGTAAATAACAACTTACATTACAATCTGTTAAAAACCCATCAATAACATTCAATAGACCAAACTGTTTTTCCTGCTCTGCAACTTCATGAAGAAGTTCTAAATCTGATTTGTATCTCATACATAGACTCAATATCCATTCTACAAGATCAGAATCAACGCTCCATTCTACATCTGGAACCTGATTGAATACATACGCTGGAATTTCTATTCCTAAACCACGGCCTTGTTCTGCAAAAGAATCAGTTTGTTCTTCTAAAGTTTCATATATTTTTTGGAATAAAAGATGTAATTGATAAAAGTTTTTTCCTACAACGTTCCAATGTGCCAATTGAGTTGCTGCTTTAAAACTTATATGTGAAGTAAATACTGATATAAAAAGAGAATTCATGTCAAATTATCATAAGAGGTATTAGTTTCTAACTTTACATCTTGACGAATGGAAGTTTCTGGTTTGGTATTAGGGACGGTTGTTGTTGCATTTCTCCATAGTCCCGAATCTATATTTAACTTAAACCAAGGAGGATAAGGATCGGTGTTTTCTCTGTAACATTTCCAAACTTTTTGTAAATTTCCTGTAGAAATTCTACTTTCATCTACTATCCTTTCGCCTTTATCATTAAAAGATAAAGCAATTCTTGGTATAAATCGATACACTGCAGTTCCATCATATGCGGAATTACATGTAATTTCTAGATTATCTGTTATACTTCTTTCGCATCTAGGATCTTCGACAATATACTCTTGCACAGTATCAGCCCCTGTTTTCCTTCTCCAAATGGCAATACCGGTATTTTTTCCGTCTGAAGTTAATAGACAACTTCTTTGTGGTAAGAAATCTGAAATTGATATGGGATCAAATGCGGCGCAGGGTTGTGAATAAAATCTGCCATCAGACAGATTAACCTCTATTGTAAAAGTCATCTCATATATAAATTGAGATGCTTCGGTAACTTGGATGAAACGGCCTGATCCCGGTTCAAATCCTGTATGAAATTCCAAGCCGGGTACTTCTGGCACCCACCCAGTAACAGAGTCATATATTAAGTCCATGAGGGGCAAAGCAAAACTATGCCCTTCTCTTTGAACCTGTTTTTGCACAATAGTTATAGAATAACTTATGGCCCTTGTTCTTACGGTTGGTATGTATGCTCCTTTATTTGAGTTTGAAGAATTTTCATTAGAATAACTTATTATCACCATTGTGTGTTCAGATACCCTACCAGACTCATCAAGTTCTTCAGCAAGACGAAGAACCACAGCACTTTGACCCAAGACAGAATGAACTCTTCTATGTAATTGATTTTCTATTTCTAAAAGCATATACTATACCTACCAGCCACCGCCGCTAATAAAATTTTGTAATTCCCAGTTTCCAGTTGTGTGATTGTAAAGAAGGGCATCTCCAGCTTTAACTGTTCTGGTAAAATTAACATCATTTAGATCCTGAAGCTTTCTTGTAGATTCTAAAGACAAAATATATTGTCTTAGCTCTGCTGCAGTTAGCTTATATTCTGTTCCATCAGGAAATACTCCAATCTTGCCTCCTAATGAAGTGCCATAATTAGAACCATAATAACAGTCGGATCCGCCACTACCTTCTGATAGTAAAAATGCGCTGCCGTCAGCCGGACCGGGATTAAATGGATCGTATCCGCAAGGTTGATTACTCATAATTAAAATGTGTTACCTTCTAAAAGACCACTATGGTTATCAAATTCGCCACTTTCATTTGGCGTTTCATTCTTTGCTATTATAGCATCTCCGGACTTAGGATCCACTGCGTTTTGTGTATTAGTGAAAGAAGCAAGACCTCTGGTGGTCTCAAGGGCATCAAATAGTTCATTTACTTCTAAAGTGGATTGAGAAGTATAGCCCGAAATTTCATTTTCTCTAGAAAGAATCTCAGAGGCGTACCTAGGTGCAGATCTAGCCTCTTTTCGAGGAAGTTGCCACCAACGATTATTTCCTCCTTCGCGAATAACCCAACGACTCGTAGAGGGTTCAGTAAAGCTTCTCCCACGCTTATAAACACTTTTTGTCATCGTGCATGCGCTATCCCAATACCGATAGGCCTCTTGCCATTTGAGTCCGGAGGATGGTGAAGATTTAGCGGCCCATAACTCAAGTTGTTGGAGTGCTTTTTCAGCCGCGTCGATTACTTGTTGCCTAGGACGCAAAGTATCTAGGTACCATCTAGCAAGAGTAGCTTGAGTGCGACGATAAGATCCAGCAATCAGGATTTTGCCCTGTGGTGGTGCAGTGATAATGTAATTATTGATTAGTGTTGCTGCATCATTTAAGGCAATTTGAATCTTGTCAAAATTTATTTGATTACTTGTAGGATTCTCTATATTTGTAAGCTCTATAGCTTCTTGGTAGCCAAATACCTCAATAAAATAATCAACAGTTGCCGGAGTGCAATTGTCCGCAACTCCAAACTGATCGGGTAAAGGAGAATTAGGCATAATAATTAGCCATCTATCATTGACTTTAAACTAAGGCTCTTAGACGGACAAAAAAAGAGGCCCGAAGGCCCCATTTTTGATTATTCAAGGTTTATTCAAACAGCAACGGGATTCTGGAAGATGAAACCAGCACCGCATTTGCCATTTTCTCCCATGCCTACGAGCTCGAAGCTACGCTCGACAAGGATGTCACCGGTGAACACTCTGCGCTCGATGTTAAAGCGCTCAGGAGTGGAGATAGGATAACCACTCAGAGTGTAGGTATAGGCGAAGGCAGGATTACCATAGTTAGCGTCCAGAGCAGGCATGAAGCCATCGGTGGAGGCGGAAGGATGGTAGAAGAGGATCGCGGTGTTGTTATAGATATTCTCCAGAGCACCGGTGGACTCATTCAGCTTTAGTCTGCGAGCCACACGAATCTCATCCAGACCGAAGATCTGAGCGAGGGTCTTCTCGTCGACAAGCACACCGCGCTGCATGAAGTCACGGATTCTCTTGTTACGCTTCAGAGCGTTGAAGGCGTCGGGTGAGATCACCATTTTGTTGGGATATACACCGATCTGGCTGCGGACTTGCTCCTTGGCGTCATCCATCAGCACTTCTACGTCAGCGGTTGGGCTGTTAAACTGATCAGCGCCACCATTATAGGTAGCGAGGTTCAGAACATTACCTGACTCATACTGGGTGGAATCGGTCACCGCGGTGGCAACTTGAACTTCCCAGGACTGCATCAGACGATTGGCGGCGTCCTTAGCGGCGAACTGGCGGAGGTCGATCTGAGCGGCGCCATTCTTGGCCTCAGCTGCGACTTCCTCGGCAATTTCCCAGCTGATTGCTTCCTGGCGGAGAGCAAACGAACGGGTTCCGAATTGGTTTTGGATTTTCTGGATGTTAGTTCCAGGGGCGCGGAGGAAAGACTGAGCTGCAAAAGCCTCCTTGCCAAATACGAGGGTACGACCAGCGCGGGTATTCATAGATACCGCAGGAGCGAAGAAGGTGGATACACCCTCAGCGTTCTTGTACCCTTGAGCGAGTTGCGTAAGAATAGGGTCAATTACGCGTACCTGATCAAGATTCATCATGATTGTTAATCTCCTTTAGTACCTATTATCAAGCTAGAGCCGCGCCAGCTTCGTTACCGAGCTTTACGCGAACATAAGCGGTCTCACCAGCGCCGGTTGTAGCGGCATCAAGAGCGCGACCAAGAACAACCTTGCCAGTACCAGCAGCGCCAGTTACGGCTTGGCCGGAGGTATTAGCAAAAATTGGTGAGTCTAGTGTGATGGTCTGGGAAGCCGCTACCTCAGCGATAACGATACCAGTTGTCACGATAGAAGCCAGGCCTTGATAGGGGAATACGCCAGGCTTATATGGAGTGGTCGAAGGATTTAGTTGACCTTCATACACTAAAGTTGAACCGTCATCAACTTGATAACCTTTGGCGTTTAGTTCGCCTTGGCCATAAATGCGATAGACATTGACGCCAGCAGCATAGCCATTGGCGGAAGGATACGCGCCAGTGCGCGTAACAAAACGATGTGCCTCGACACCATTTGTAAGAGCTGTAGAGTCAGTAACTTCTACGGTCTCAACATATTGGTGGTCAAAGGACATATAACGTGGGTCTTTAGCCATGTGTTAATCTCCTTATGATTCGGATAAAATAGCCTTCAAGGCAAAGGTATAATCAACTCCCTTACTTTCAGCGTACTCTAATGCTTGCGCATGAAGATCGGCTGTAGAAGGATCGTAAACATAACCATCAGCAGAAGGTGTAGGTTGCTTTCTACCCTTAGGAGCAGAAGCGGGTGTAGCAAATTCTTCAAAACTTACCATAGAGGGTAGGTTTTCTAAGATGCCCTTGAAGAAGTCAAATTGAGAGGCCTTGCCGGTCTCAGAGAAATTCACCGAGTTCTTATTATTGAGGGTTTCCATAAATCTCACCAGATCAGTCTTGGCGACAATCTGCTGAGTTAGTCTACCTCCGTCATAGAGAGTTTCACAGAAATCAGAAATTTCTTTCTCTCTCATGAGTTTTTTCTGTCTGGCAAGTTCCTCTTCTAATTCGGCTACCCGGGTCTGAAGGTCATTTTGTCCCTGAACTCCCATAGCACCTTCGCTATGATCCAGAGTTCCTGTAGCCTCTTTAGGAGTGGTCTTTTCTGACATATCACTCTCCATCATTTTTTTCTTTTCCTCATCATCATCTTCTTCTTCTTCTTCATAATCTTTGCATCCTTCACCATGTTCAGAAACTTCTTCAGTTTCTTCTTCGGCGTAAACTTGTTCTCCTTTAGGTTCAGCAGCGCTCTTTACATCTTCAGAAGGAGGTTCGCCGGCGCCACTGGGTTCTCCAGCATCGGTGCACTTCTCTCCCATGTCTTCTGAATCTTCCTCTTCTTTCTCTTTATCATTTTCCTCTTCGCCCTCTTTTTTAGCTTCCATAGCCTTTTTAAGTCCTTCAGGCATTTCGCCATAAGACATTCCCCCTTCACCTTCCATCATGGAAGTTGCATCTGTTTTTAGAGCTAGAGCCTTAATTAGCTCTTCAATTTCATACTCCGAGGCGAGTTTGGCAATCTTCTGATCATCTCCTTCCATATCTCCAGAGATATCTTCTGTACCATCATCGTCCTCTCCGGAGGGCTCTGGAGCAGAATCATCTACTCCACTATCCATATCGGTCTCTGGAGCCATATCATCAGCCCCACCCATCTCATCACCAGGGGCCTCAGCATCCATGTCTCCGGCGCTATCATCCTCTAAGCCTAGATCATCGGCCGAATCATCGGCCATGCTCATCATCGCGGGATCTGCTTCCATACCGGACTCCATAGCGTAGTCCATATCGTACTCAGCAGGAGCACCGGTTTCAGAAATTTGATTTCCGCTATCATCATAAACATTAGCCTTTGGTTTTTCACCTCCGCCAATGTTAATATTAACAGTCATTCCCCCACCTTCAGTATGTTCTACAACCGAATTAACCGAAGCAGGAGTTTCTGGTTTGGTTTTTTTCCTAGCCATAATTTGATTTTTTCCTAAATGTTCTTTAAACGAAATAGAAGACTCCCCTTCGGAGGGGGCAATTGTAATCGTTTGTTGTTCGGATTGTTCCGAAAAGGCAGTAAGTCCCTTTACGGCCGGAATCGAAACTAAACCAAGATGGCGTAGGGATAATTTCCCAGGTGTAGGATTCGTTTCAGCTTCAGGCAAATAAAATGAACTACTTATTTTTTTAAACACCCCATCTTTGATGAGTTGTTCGGCTTTAGGGGTAAGTTCTACCTTGCCCCATAGTTCAGATCCTTTTCTCCAAATCTTACGTACCCAACCAAGAGCCGGTGTATCGTCTTGCTGATCATGACCTATAATCAATGGAGCCTCGTGATGAGAGGGATCATATGATCCCACAACCTGATCTAGATCATTCTCAGTAAATACCAGTTTTTGACCAGTAGAAGAGATTTGTGGACCGGCTCTAAACATTTCAACAAAAACAACTTTTTTAAGCTGTTGAGCTGAAAGAGGTTCTTTTTGATTGAGTACGTGTTCTTTCATCTATTAGAAAAGATTAGAAGAACTTAAAAGATAATTAAATCTCTCAGAGTTTCTAGAGAAAGAATCGCTAAGTTGAGCAACCTGACCGGCAGGTGTTCTCACAATGGTCACGAGTAGACGCTCGAGTGTTGGGCTTGTGGCCACATACACATCAAGTCTTACAGAACCATTTTCTAGGTCGGTTTCGTTATTATTTGCTGAGGAACAAATCACAACGTATGCCTGTTCTGGTCTTGCTCCAAAGAGCGCTCCTTGGCGGAAGAATTGACCTAAAATTTGAGAAGCAATGGACTTAACTCTTGCATAAACAGTCCCCGCCGAGTCAATCTGTTCAAAGAGAATATCATCAAAACTACGCCCCATAACGTCGATAAGAACGTTTAGAATTGCGCGTGTATTTACAAATTTAAATAGTGGATTTGATGATAAAGTCCTAGCACCCCATGCTACAATTCCGCGGTTGGGAAGGGAGCGAATAGGATTTAAGCCTAGTGCATAAGTGACCTCTTGTTGCTGAGCGGAGATGTCAAATTGAAGACCAACAGCTCCACGCAATGGATAACGGGATCCGGCCGGAGGTTGTTGGAAACCTTCATTAAGGTATCTGGAACAGGCAATACCAGCTACAAATCCCGATGGAGCAACAAAACGATCATCTTCGTTTTTAATGTAAGGAGCGTAGTATGCCGCGTGGCCAAATGGAACGCCGACAGTGGATTTGATGAGATCAAGTTCATCTTGGACTTTTGTTAATGAGATCTCATCCGCTCCGGCATCAATGAGGGCAATATGCTGTGTCCCGGTGATTCCCTCTGTAGGTCCTAGTTTACCTTCAGCTGCTTTTACAAGAGCCTGAGTAACCTTAAGGCGTTCTTTGCGAGCTTCGAGTTCACTTGCAAAATCACCCGCCCCTACTTCATAGGAAAGTACTTTATAGGCTTCAGGGGCAAAAAGGAAGCCGGGTGCAAGGATTTTAGAATCCATACCCTGCTCAATGGCATAAGTAAAGTCATTAGCTTTACCAGTAGCGCTGAGTTTGTATGAATCGTATCCGATGTTTTGATCAAGCGACGTAAGTTTTACTACGTTCTCATCAATTGCACCTAGTCTGTTTCTTCCGGGATTTACTGGGGAAAGAACACCGTTATTAGAGGTAATTTTAACTCTTAATACGTATTCATAAGAGTAAAATCCATTGGGCAGAGACTTATCTATGGTAGCAATGGCGGCAGTAGTAACATTTACATCATTAGGAAGCACCGTAGCTGTGGTATTGTTACCTACTGATTGTACAGTAAACCTAGTACCATTAACTACAATTACATCCCCGGCACCTATCTCTGAATTGAAAGATGTCGTAACACCAGTCACTGTTCCACTAGAGATCGTAACGGTACCCGATAGGGTTATATCAGAAATCTCTGGGCGTAGGTACGGAGCTCCGGCCTCTGAGACTAATTTCGATACTTTATGACCATTATTAGGAACATAAAGATCTGTTTCTACTTCAGAGTCGGTATCTATGGCCTCTACCGTGTAATATCCATCTAATTCTTTTTCTACAAGAATTGCATTAATTTGAGAAACAACACCATTTGTTAATTCGTCAGGAGTTGCTCCATTCACAATCAGTGCTCTATTTTCTCCGGCAATATCTACGTAGAATACTTGAACAGAATCAGGAAGATAACCAGTGCGAACAGTTGTTGCTCCCGTGCCTGTAATAGTTCCCGTGGGAACTGCATCTGCTCCGGTTATTAAAATTTCAGCAAAAGTTTGTGAAGTTAAGTCATATCTCCAATAAGAAGCACTATTATCGGGCCATTTTAACTGATCACTTGTTCTTTCACTTACATCCTTGGTGATGGCAATAATTTTATCATCTGGAATTACGTTCGCAGAAGCATAAATTTGTTGATTTACAATAAAATCTCTTAAAATTTCCGATTTTTGTCCTGAATCTGCTGGATTATATGTAATTTTACGTACAGTTACAATTCCAGGAGCCGTTCCAGATATATCAAAGTCGTCTGTACCACCAGACGTAGTAGTAAGTGTAATATCATTACCATTTTTTGTTCTTACATAATAAATAGTATTATTACTTAAAGTTAGATCTCCTAAATCTCCTTCAAAAACAACTTTATCCCCAATAGCAAGGCCATCCGAAGAATTTAGTGTGATTGTATCTGAACTATTATTAAAATTTCCCGCTGTATACGCGGTGGAATTATCTTCTAAATATGTACTGATTGCCCCACCTGAAAGAGGAAGAATGGGTTCTCCTGTTTCGATCTCTCTCGATGTGCATTTAAAATTTACTTCTTTAACTGAGGTGTATAGTTTAACAACAGTTTGATTATTTAGGTTTAAAGCCGAGGAATAACTGGTGTCGTTAAATTGATAGGTTACAAATCTATCAACCCTTGGAAGATTTCTTGTATCTCTTGAAAATATCCTAAATCTGCCTAATAAGGCCTCTTCCGCGCTTTGTTCAATTCTATAATAATCGGAAAAACCGTCACCATTAGACGCCAGAAATGTATAGATATCTAGAGCGTTATCCTTTTCATCAATTCCTGTGGTGGTAATCAATCTGATCTCATCTCCATCAGGATCTTGGACATTAATTGGTGTTCCATAATAACGCCCATTTACCTTAAGAGCAAATGCATTGTATCCAGCTCCAGCACCCGAACCGGCCAAGTCGATAACAGTTTCTGGAGTTGGTGTTACACGAGTAAAATAAAGAATACCATTAACACCCGCATTGTCAAAAAAGGCCTTAACCGCATCGTATGATGCTGTTGTTCCTTTATTACCCACGGGAATTTGCCCACCAATTTTCTCTAAAAAGTCGGCGGTAGAACCAACTTGTGTTGGTTTATAAGGTTCAATTAACGAATAAGCATCGAGAGCGTTTTCCCCATAATATTCTTCAGTAGGCGTGGTACCGAAGATATATCCCACAGCATGAGTTGCTAAGGGCTGAGGTAGACCGCCTGTTGAGGTTTGGGTTACAAAAACACCGGGCCTATTCAATGTCGCAGCATTGATTCTAATTGGATTGGCCATAGAAAATTAAAGACACTATATCTTTCACTATATTCTTTAAACAAATAACTGTTTTTAACCTGTTTAGTCGATTATATCCCTTCTGTAGAGTTGAAAAAGTTCATTCATAAGCCAATCAGGGCATGAAATTGTCCCGCATCTTTTCTCCTCTAAAATTTTTATAGATTTTCTTAAAATTTTATTAAAATCGTTAGTATCTACGTATCTAGAGTTTATACTAATAAACGTTTTAAGTTCAGACGTATCTTGTTTAAGACATATAGAACATAAAATTAGTATAAGTTTTAATTTTTCTT